CCAGGACTTTCGCCAGAAGATGATGGACTGCATTGAACAGGCAGGCGCGCGCCCACGAAAGAACTTTGGCTACACGCCGCATCTGACGCTTAAGTATGTAAGCCCGCACGCGCCGCACCTGCTTAACACCCCTGAGCACGTGCCGGTTACGTTTGACAAGATCGTGCTGAGCATTGGTAGCGAGCGCAAAGAGTTTCCGCTAACCGGTATGCCTCTGAGCAAGGGCGAGTTCGAGTTCACTGGAATGATCACTAAAGTTGACAAAGACCGCCATCTGGTATTTGGGTTTTTCAGTGTGGTGTCTATCGAGGGCGTACCAGTTACCGACACGCAGGGAGATCAAATCACAGAAGCTACCATCGAGGACGCAGCCTACCAGTTCACGTTGAACTCCCGTACGGGTGGCGAGATGCACACGACCGATGGAGCGGGTGATGTTGTGGGCGTAGGTCGCTTGGTCGAGAGCGTTGTGTTCACTTTGGAGAAGCAGGCGGCTATGGTGGGGTGCTTGCATGATCAGGGCATTTCTGCTGTGCTCGATCTTCATTGCGTCGCGTGGTGGGGCGGATTCTACATCGAGAGTCAAGCCGTCTGGGATCGTATCACTACTGGGCAGTTACGAGGATTTTCAATTGGAGGAAAAGGAAAGCGAGCGAAGATTGCGGCTTAGAGGAGGAATTATGGCAGACGAAGAAAAGAAGCACAAAGACCGTCCCTTAGACGATGACGACGGCAATGGCGGAAGTGGTGATGGTGGATCAGGAAACCCACCGCCGCCTAACCCGCCCGAGGGCAGTGGCAACTAACGGTACGTGCTCTAGCATGCGCCACCACATTACAACGAGTAGCAGTTGAGCGAGTAGGACGGCGTTACCAATGACGAGCCAAAACCAATATCCACCCTCCCATGGGACTACGGTCCATGCTAACCCGTGTTTGGCTTTTGTACTTGTCAGGAACGCCGTCCACAACCAAAAGATCCACAGTACGGTGTGCCGGTTGGTTCTTTGGAAGATCACCGATGTGGTTACCGACATTGCAACGATCAGCAGGAAGTACTGCCGCAGTTCATCCAGTGCCTGGAAGTTGTTCTCGGGGTTCCACTGCCAGCAGCCTATCAGCAGCAGCGTTACCGCGCCTACGGCATAGATAGTCACTCGTCGCCGCTCGTGTGCGTGCATCGGCGGTTGACGCAGATCAAGACTCACCAACACGATCAGCACTAGACGTAAATAGGCCATTGGACACCAAACGAACCGCCACCACAAAGGGTTGCTCAGGTGCAGCGGCATAAGATCGCAGGAGGCGCTGATGACCATGAACACAAAGAACGAGAATCTTTCAAGCTTCCCGAAGAACATCTTTGCGGCCAATAGCGCTTCTGCAATTCCCAGGATCTTACACATCGTGAAGTATATCGGCTCAAGCAGAGGAACGGATGTGGTGGTGGTCATAACGTTAACTCTACTGTTCCTTGTTAGCGTAGTTGGGTGCGCGGCTTTCGGGAGTGATATGGAATTATTGCATGTATTGTTGGCGAACCTGCTCATTCAATTGCTGGCGGCGGTCGTCTGCGCCCTGGCGCTGCGCCGCGTTGCCGGTATGCACGCGCCTATGATGATGTCGTCCTCAGAAGACCGGCCACGTGATCTGCATAGTATTGATGAGCGTATTGATGACCGGATCAAGGATAAACTCCGCGCTAGTGACGCCGAAACAGAGTTGCGGCAGACCAAGTATGCCATTGAACTGGAGCAGCGCATGCGCGAGATCTTCGTTAGTAAGGAGGACTATACGCCGGTGCGCATGCTCGTATGGGGCATGGTTGGGTTGATCTTAACAACTGTGTTGGCGTCCCTCCTGCTCTTAATCATGAAGGGAGTGTCCCCTATCGGGCCGACAGGAGTGAAATGACACCAAGCCAAACATCACGCCGCCGAATCGAGATCGGGTTTCGGGTTACAGCGCTGCTGACTATGGTGCTGGCACTTAGTGTTGTTCTGCTGGCGTTTTATTGGCTGTGGCCGTTCCCTGTGCTGACGATCCGAAAAGATGTCACGGTTGACCAGAAGGTATACCGCGCGGGCGATTACCTGGAGTATACGTTCAGCTACTGCAAACGTGACGATCTGGAAGCCGAGACGCACTTCTCTTTTGTTGACTCTGTAGTCTACTCCACACCTGGAATGACCATGCGAAGCCTTCCACCGGGATGTCATGTAGCTACAGAGGGCATCTACGTTCCAAACCTGCCAAGCGGTAGGTACAAACTCGAAATGGTGCGTATGTACCAACCAACCCCACTACGGCGTGTGATGGTGCAGAGCATGAGCAACGAATTCGAGATCATAGGGAGGTAAAAATGGCGAATGAACTCAGCTCGCTTTCGATCCGAGAGGTAAGTCTGGTCGATAACTGCGCCAACGCAAGTGTTGATCCCAAAACAGGGCGCAGGGTTCCGCATGCCCGCGTCGCCCTCTTCAAGCGTGATGATGGAGGGAGCATGACAGAGAAGATCTTGAAACAACTTTATCCGCCATTAGGATCTACCGCTGAACCGAAAGCGCAGAGCTTCAAAGAAGTGCTGGACGGTTTGCAGCAGATGGAAGAGTTCAAGCAACTCGGCGAGGATCTGCAAAACAAACTCAATGCACTGGGACAGGTTATTTGGTCTGCTATCTCTGACAAGTCCATCACCGATAAACAAGCCGCGATCAACACTGCGGTGGATGACTTTGTGGCAAGCGTCAAGAAATGTGAGCTTGCCTTCGCTGATGACAGCGGTGTGAGTAAGAAGGGCAAGACGCAAGGTGGCGTGACTTACCCCAAAAGCGACTACGCCTACACCCCCGACGACACACCATCACATTGGAAATTGAGATTGACCAGCACACCGGGTGGCAAGCCCGATGCTGGTATTGTAGGAGCCGCGATAGCAGCACTGGGCAAAGGTTTTCGCGGCAACAAGGTGCAGATTCCGGCCGAAGCGCTGCCCGGCGTGAAGGCTCGTGTACGGGCAGCGTGGCGCGCTGCAAACCCCGACAAGTCTACCGATGACATGCCGGAGATTATTCGAAAAGGAGAAAGCAATATGACTCTTGAAGAGTTAGAAGCAAAGGTTGTGAAGCAGGACGAAACCGTTGCAGCGCTCAAAGCTGAGAGCGATTTGTCCAAAGCCGAGACCGCCTTGGTTCTCAAGATGTCGAAGAAGGAGCGGAAGCTCTACGCTTCGATGGACGAGGCCAAGCGCAAGACCTTCATGGCCGCCGACGCCGACAAGCGGAAGGCGATGATGGAGGAAGCCGATAAGGCGCGCAAGGAAAAGAAACTCTGCAACACCCTTGACGCCGACACCAAGAAGCGCTTCGACGAAGCCGGTCCGCTGGAACGTGCGGAGATCCTCAAGGCCGCAGCCCTGGAGCAGGAGAAGTTGGCCAAGGGCAAGAAGAAGAGCGGCAGCAAGCCTGATGTGGGTGGCGATGACGACGATGACGAAGACGAGGACGAAGAGAAGCGCAAGCTTGCGAAGGTCGCGGACTCGACGGTGAAACTGGAAGCCGAGTTGGCCGCGCTGCGCAAGCGCGACCGCTTGGTTACTTTCATCAAGGTGGCCGAAACTGAACTGAGCCACACGCCCGGTAGCCCGGAAGAGAAGGGCACGCGCCTCATGAAGATGGCCGACACGTTTGGCGATCAGAGCGAGGACTACAAGAAGGTTTTCGAAAGCCTAAAGGATGCCGATAAGGCCATCGCTCGTGGCTTCCAGGAAATCGGAAAAGACGGCAGCGGCTCGATGATCACGGCGGAGAAGGAAATCGACGTCAAGGTCGCCGAGATCGTCAAGCGCGACAAGGTCAGCAAAGACGTTGCCATGATCAAGGCATCCGAAGAGTACCCGGACCTGTTCATGGAATACGAACAACAGCACCGGCAGCGTGCGGCTCGCTACAACCCTTCGCCAAACGCGCGTGGGGCGGCGTAACGCGATCCACTACGCCCCCTGACGCCGTTGCGGCGACACCCCGAAGCTCTAGACCCTTCACACAGTTCTAAGCGCGGACGGTCAAGACGGATAAAGGGGGCTCCACACAAATTTCAGCAAAGGAGAAATCGACTTATGCCATATGAGATCGTAAAAACGAAGAGCCTTAAGGCGACCGCCTCGCTCGCGACGAGCCAGTTCTGCTTCGTTACGTTGGATGCAAACGGGCAGATCGTGTTGCCATCGGCGGGGGCTTACTGCGAAGGCGTTCTGCAAGACAAGCCCGGTGCCGGTGATCCGGGAGCGGTTTGCTACCCTGGCGACATCACGCGCGTTGTTGTGGGCACGGGCGGCGTTACTGCCGGTGCCGACGTCGCAACGGACGCAAGCGGGCACGCCGTAGCGGTTACATCGGGTGCCTACATTCTTGGGCAAGCCCTGGAAACGCAGGCCACGTCGGGCAACATCGCGACGATCCTGTATCAGCCCAAGGGCTCGCACTCGTAGTTTCTGGGGCGATGGCAGTACGCGTCGCCCTTGGTTTCTTGCTTCAGTAGTTCCTTCCAGCAACAAAAATCTTTCAACAAATTAGGAGGCAGACTCTATGCCAATGCCAACATTAGGTGACGTCCACGTAAACCGCCCGCTTACGAGCATGAGCGTCGGGTACTTGCAGCAGATGGACGACTTTGTGGCGGGGAATGTATTTCCCTCGATTCCCGTCAACAACAAGTCGGACAGCTACTTCATTTACAACCGTGGAGATTATTTCCGCAACAACATGCAGAAACGCGCACCCGGAACGCCTGCCGTAGCCGGTGGTTACAAGCTGGCAACGACTACGTATACGGCGGATGTATGGGCGGAGAAGTTTATCATCTCCGATCAGATCCGCGCGAACAGCGACAGCCCATTGCAGCCCGACCGCGATGCAACGTTCTGGCTTACGCAGCAAGCCTTGGTCAACCGCGACGTGAACTGGGTCTCCGCGTATTTCGGTACCGGCATCTGGGGCACCGATATGACCGGTGTGAGCGGCACGCCGTCTACCGGTCAGTTCAAGCAGTGGGACCAAAGCGGCTCAACCCCCATCGAGGATATTCTGCAAGGGCAGATCACGATCAAGAGCAACACCGGCTTGTGGCCCAACATCCTTGTGCTTGGTGCCCAGGTGTACATCCACCTGCTCACGAACGCCGAAATCATTGACCGGTTGAAATATGGTCAGACCGCTCCCGGTCCGGTGGTAGTCTCGGCCAACGATCTCGCGCAGTTGTTCAAAGTAAAGCGCGTACTCGTTGCGTCGGCGATTCAAACCACCTCGGCAGAAACCACGGTAGCCGACAGCGATACGACGCCCGATACGTTCGCCTTCATCGCGGGGAAGAACGCCGGGTTGTTCTACGCCGCCGACGCGCCCGGTATCCAAACCGCGAGCGCCGGTTACACCTTCAACTGGACCGGTTTGATGGGCAGCACCGCCGCCGGTATGCGCATCAAGAAGTACCGCTGGGAGATCGACAGCGCGGATCACGTTGAAATCGAATCGTCCTACGCCTTTGGCAAGGTCGGCAAAGCGCTGGGCTACTTCTTTAGCGGTGCAACCGCTACGTAGGAACATTTGACCGGTTAAGGGAGACTACTTGTTTATGAGACCCGAAGCTTTCAAGTTATTGTGTGATCGCCCGCTGGCCAAGGATGTGGACTTCGATACCGCACAGTTCGTCGTCGCATACGAGGCTGGTTTGAACGTCAACGGACGTAGATTGCAAAGGGGCGAGCTTGTACCGGTGGGCGCTTTGAGCACGATTGCCTTGCGGCAGGAGTACGAGTACCCACGTATCGAACTGTTGGAGCACGCATTGCACGATGAGTCTCTATCAGCGGCTTACTACGAGCACAACCCGCCCGCACAGGCAGGTGCTGCCGTACCGGTACAAGGTTCCATGGACGCGCTAACGGCGGAGGCACTGGATAAGTATGACCGCCGCGAGCTTGCCCGTGTTTGTGAGCAACACGGTCTCCCTAGCACCGGTAACTGGACACAGTTGCGCAAGCGGTTGGGTCAAACCCTTGGCTTCTGATCTTTTACACCCCTAACACTTTGGGCGGTGGTGTTTCGCTGAAGCGATTCTCCTCCGGGTAACAAAGCGATCATCGCCGCCCAACTTTTGAGGTAACTTATCATGCGATCTCTTTTAACAGCACTCTTGATCGAGAAGTACTCTGAAAATCAACCTCGCGATGAACGTGGGCGGTTTGGATCTGGTTCGGGGGAGGGATCAAAAGGCCCAAAAGGTTCAAAGGGAACGAGCAAGCAGACGGACAGGAAAATTAGAACAATGTACGACAACGGGGCGAACGTATCGGACATTGCAGACAAACTTGGCATCTCCTACAAAGACGCCAGCGACTCTCTACGTCGCACAGCCGGTCCGCGTGCTGGTGCCCGCTAAGAAGGTGTGGGGTTTATGTCAACCTCGAACACTGTAATTACCAACTGGTCGTATAGCGGCGACCCCACAACATCTCCAAAGGATGAAGTGCGCTTCTTGGTCGGCGATACCAACCCGAACGATCAAATGCTGCTAGACGGGGAGATCAACTATACGCTGAAGCTTGTGTATGGTCAGACCGCTCCGATACCGGCGCAGGGCAATTACCTACCTGCTGCGTATTGCGCCGACGGACTGATCGCGAAGTACACCCGCGCAGCCGATAAGGCAGTAGGTGACCTGAAGATCAGTTTCAGCCAGCGGGTAAAACAGTTCCAGGAACTAGCCTGCCTGCTGCGTCGTCGCGCTACATTAGCCGGGGTCATTATCACTGCCGGTGGTCAATCGCTCGCTGATAAGGCGGCGCAGAATGCCGATCCAGATCGTGTGCAGCCTGCGATCACGATTGACGGCATGGACTACTCAGGCACGTCCGACAACGGACCGTTCCTGAACTCGAACGTAGCAACGGAACCATAGTTGTATGCCTGCAAGCGATTGGCTCGATATGTGCCCGCAGACCATTTGCTGGCAGCCTATGCTGTCGCGCAACCAGTATGGCAAGCCCGTCTATGGACCGGCGCAAACATTTCGCGGCCGTCGTGTCTTCAAGAACACCCGCGTGAGCGCGTACGAACGTGGCACGAAGGGTCAGGGTGCGGAAGTGATTTCGGAGAGCCAGATCTGGGTACTCGCCTTACCGAACATCAAGTACGAGGATAAGGTTTACGTGCAAGGTGACACCGCGTTCCCGCCGGTGCTCAACATTCAGCGGTACCCCGACGAGCAGGGTGATCTGTTCACAAAGGTCTATCTCGGTAGCTCAAACGGTTAAGGCATGCGCCTGCTGCTCGTAGCGAATGCATCGATTGTGGAATCTATGATCCCATCAGCGCAATGGGCTATTGAGAATGAACTACTGACGCCAGAGGAAGCGTTGTGTACGTTAGCCGAAGCGTACATCGACACGATTCGTGTAGTGGAAGCGGAAGATGCCTAGCTTTGCTATCGACGGGTTGGCTGCTCTTAAGAACAAACTACGCGCGGCGATACCAAACGCCCGCAAAGAGGTCAAGACAGAGTTGTATCAGTTCTCCGAGGAAGTAATGACCGAAAGCAAGCAGCGTGTTCCCGTGCTCACCGGAACGTTGATGAGCACCGGGCACGTAGGTCGTAGAAGCGCTCCGGGCGAAGGTGTTGCGGAAGGCCCACCGTACGAAGATGGGGAAAGCATCTGCATTGATCTGGGGTATGGTGGTCCAGCGGCCAAGTATGCGCTGTATGTACACGAGGCGTTGGAAGGAGCGCGAGCACCTAGCCCTAACTGGAGCTGGACCAAGGCGGTAGCTGCTGGCAAGGAAATAAACTGGACGCGTCCATCGTCGGGTCCTAAGTACCTCGAAAATCCACTCAAGGAAAAACAGGACACATTGGCACCACGTTTGCGTGACGCCGCTATGCGTGGGTTTAAGCAGGGTTAATTGTGCTGCTGGACGACATCTACACGTACCTTACGAGCTTTGGCGTGCTCCTTCCTATCGCACCGAGCACGTCGCCGTGGGTCATGTACGAGTCATATATCCCGGACGATCAGGACCAGATGATCGCGTTGTATGACACGGGTGGCATGCCCTTCGATACACTGAGCCGTGTGAACGAACGCCGTACGTTTCAGACGCGTGTGCGTGGCAGCCGATTGGATTACAATACGGCGTTCAATAAGTGGAAGCAGATTTTCGACCTGTTGCAGGATGCGCAGCAGACTACCGGATCGCCTATTTTGCTCTCTGGCTATTTCTTCATTCAGTGCATGCACTCGGGGCCGATGGCGTTCAACGATGATCTCGGCCGTCCGAACCTTATTTCGAATTGGAAAGTCTACAAGGTGCGCAGCTAGTAAAGTGTAAGCATGAGTGCTGATAGTTGGAAGGAAGAATTTTACTCCGAAACGGCAGAGGATGCCGCCAAGCGCGGTGTGGTAGCCGCGGTGGAGCACAGTCTACGAAAGTGGCTTGGCGCATTGGAAAAGAACCTGAAGAAGCATGAGGTAAAGAACCTTCCTGTTCCTTTTTGGGGGGATACTTGTGCTTTGTGCCATAGATACTCACTTTCAGGTGATCCAGGCGAACCAGATTGTAAGAAATGTCCACTCTTTATGGCAACAGGGATGGCCTGCGATTTCCCTAAAAGTCCCTTTCGGATTTGGCAAGTAGCCAGAGACCCTCGTCCGATGATCACGGCGTTGAAGAAAGCACTTGCTTGGGCCAAGAAATATGCTGATTGATATTCGTAGGGGCGTGTACGATCCCCCAGAAGTGCTATCGCGCTATCAAGGTGCCAGCGTGTATGTGGACGGCGTCAAGATCGAGCTTGCTTGGTTCATCGACACCACAAACGGTATCGTGAAGTCCTATGACGTGCTGAACGACGGACGCAACTGGCAGTCATTCCACTTCTACGGAGACGAGGCGATTCAAGCACGCATCAAGAGCGGCGAGATGGAGATACTTCCCGGCGACCTGCTGAGCAAGACGGTGCGTGGTGCAGTGACCCTGCAAACACGAGAGGAGATGCAGTGCGATACGAAGTAAAGCGCGAGTGGGAAGGCGAGACTTGTGTGATCCTTGCCGGTGGCCCATCGCTGCGTACGCAGGACCTTACCGTGGCATGGAACCACCCATCGCTGCCACGGGTGATCACGATCAACGATAGCTGGCGTCTCAACATATACGCTCATGTCAATTACTTTTGCGACTTGCGTTGGTGGCAGTTTCAGCTCGCGAAGAACCTGCGATCCTTTGACGGCATTCGCAGCTTCCACGATCAGATCTATAAAGGTTTCTGGGTGTGCGGCGGCACCGGATTCGAGGACCACCCACAGGTGCGCCAGTTACGCTTTACCGGCCAACTTGGTCTTGAGAACGATCCTACCGGTTTGCGCCACGGCAGCAATAGCGGGTACGCCGCGATCAACCTTGCCTATTTGTATGGCGCAAAAAAGATCATCCTGTTGGGCTACGACATGCACTTCGAGAAACCCGAGCGCACGCACTGGCACGAAAACGGTTTGGAAGAACCCGCTACGTTGGCGAAGGCATTAGAGAACTGCATACCGCTGTTCAACTATTTGGTGGAGCCGCTAGCGGCGGCGGGTGTGACAGTTCTGAACGCAACGCCTAATTCGGCTTTGAAGTGTTTCCCAACATGCACGTTGGAAGAGGCGCTGAACGAAACCACAGCAAAAGGAGTCTAACTATGGCTACGGAAACGAGCATTAACGTCGGCATTCGCCGCAACTTTGCCACCTACGGCGACCGTAACTTCGAGGATGTTGGCACGGTGCAGTACGCAAGCAACCGTGTGAACCTGGAATTTCTGGGGACTCTGTATCAGGTGGGCAGCAGCCTGCCCTTCGATGTAGGCGGCACCTCTTACAGCGCAGCGGCTCTGCAAACCCTTCAGTTGTACTGGAACAACGGGTGGATCTCACCCATCGCGTAATATGGTTCACGAGTCAGTATCCATCGTCGTCATCAACAGGAACAACGGTAGGTTCCTGGAGCAGGCATTGCACAGCGCAACTACGCAAACTGTGCGATGCGAAGTCATTCTAGTGGATGGCTGCTCAACGGATAACTCGATGACGATAGCCGAGAAGTTTCCAATTACTACGCTGCTGGAACCGGTGCGTGGTGTTGGACGCGCCCGCAACCTGGGAATTAGCGGAGCGCGTAGTACATGGATCGTGCCATTGGACTCGGATGACTGGTTGGAACCGAACTTTGTGGAACGTAGCTTGGCGGCGGCTACAAATTCACAGGCCGGTATCGTAGCCGGGGGCCTGTGGTTTGAGTATGCAGAGCGCCCACGCGAAGTAATGCTTCCTAAGCAACCGGTGAGCATCGGGCACCTGCTTAAAGAGAACTGCATCTTCAACACCAGCATGTTCCGCCGCCGCGCTTGGCACGAAGTAGGTGGCTATACACCACTCAGCGACTATGAGGATTGGGATCTTTGGATTCGGTTGATGGCCGCCGGGTGGCACTGCGAAGTGATCGAGTCGCCGCTGTATCACTATCGCGTTCATGACGCAATGCACACCGCAACGTTGCCTTCTGGTGGCAGCGAAGCGTTGTGCAGGTACATGCGGTTGCGCCACGCCGATCTGATCGCGCTTCATGGATCGTGGTAAATGTCCTTTAGCGCAATTGCATTTGTTCCGGTGTACAACGAGGCGGATATTCTTCCCTGGACCATTCAGCATTTGTTGGATCAGGGAGTAGCGGTGTATATCGTGGACAACTGGAGCACCGATAACAGCGCTTGGGTTGCAAAGCAGTTTCCCATCGTGGGCTACGAAAAGTTCCCGGATGCGCCATCCAAGTATTACTCGTGGCGGCCGATCCTGGAACGCATTGCAAAGTTAGCGCGTGAGTGCGAGTACGATTGGTGCCTGTTAAACGACAGCGATGAGATCCGCCGCAGCCCGCACGCGAACGAAACCTTGTTGCAGGGAATGCACCGCATCCACGACGCCGGGTTCGACGCGATCAACTTTTCCGTGTATCATTTCTATCCCACGGACGATCTGTACACAGGCGATCCCGAGAAGCACTTCCGTTATTACTCAATGGACGGCGTAGATGCCACGCTGCTGCACGTAAAGGCGTGGAAGCGAACGCAGCGCGTTACGCGGCTCTCAGAGAGCGGTGGGCATTACGGAACGTACGTAGGTGCCAGCGTGTATCCCGAGAAGTGGATTCTGAAGCACTACCCGATCCGCACGAGCCAGCAGGCTGAGCGTAAGGTGGTGCATGAACGTCTGGAACGTTACGACCCTGCGGAGCGTGTGCAGCAATGGCACGTGCAGTACAACAGTTGGGATAAGACCAACTGGCTGCGTGATCCAAAGACTTTGAAGGAATGGGCTCCTTGTTGCGGAACAGTATAGTTACTTTATAGCGAGCTTGCAGTTTGCCGCTATAACCACAATAAGGAGGTTGCTCATGGCAACCAAAGAACAAGTCAATGAAGTGCAGGTTAGCATCCCTGCACCTGAATTCGAAATCATGGAGTTCCCGATTCATGGGGACATCCTCGTAGCCCACCGGTTTTCACAAAAAGCCAAAAATGAACTGGCACAGAAGCAAGCAGGACTGTCGCCAAAGGGCAGTCGTAAGGTGCGTGTGGCGCAGTCGCCCGAAGACGTATACAACGCTGCGCGGTACATCCATAAGGAAGGTTGGGATGGGTGCCCGGCCAGTGCGATTCGAAAGGCAATGGTGCGGGCATGCTCACTGGTGGGATTCCAAATGACGTTGGCGCGTATGTCCATCTTTGTTATCCAAGATGGATGGGACAAAGTGGAGCCGCAGACACCGTTGGTGCGCATCTACGGGGAACCGGTGCTTCAGTCTGACATGGCACGTGTCTCTGGCGGTGCCCCCTACATTACATACCGCCCGGCATACCACGACTGGAAAATGCGACCGCGCCTTCGTTGGGATCGGAAACAATTCTCCGTGTCCGATGTATCGAACCTGCTACGTATTGCTGGTGAGCAGGTTGGCTTGCTGGAAGGGCGGCCAAGCAGCCCGAGCGGCGGCATGGGTTGGGGGTTGTTTGAACTCGATGGTGTCAGTTCGAGTGCCAGCAACGGCAAGCGGAAGAGGATCGCGGCATGAACATCGACCGTGCGGTCTCTTTGGTAGTTGAGCGTGTGCGCAAGACGGGCGAAAGCCAATCCCGTTCTGTGGATGCGCTCTGGAGCAAGATCGGAGGGGCCTTGAGCCCCTCCTCCATCGCAACGTTGGCGAAGGAAGGGTTACGTGCCCGTGCCGGTGATGTACTGACTAATGGCATGGCAATCAGATTCGCCGACCAGTTTACCGATGCCAAGCCCACCGATGTTGTGCGTCTAACGCAACCGCCCGCACGTACATCATCCGCTCCTATTGTGGTGCGGGTAACGATCCTCGATCAGGTCACATACACTACGTCAACGGGGAAGTCAAAGACCGTAAGTCGGTTCACGCAAGATGACTTTGTGTACTTGATCAAGCGTGACCGAGAGCAGGTACAAGGACTCAACACTCGCGTGCGTGCCTTTGAACTGGGGATCGAGTTGCTTAAGAAGCACAGGGTATCCCGCATCTGCGATCTTCCTGCGGCAGCGAAGGAACAGTATGCAAAGCATTGGAGCGCAGTTGTTCGGAAGAAAGCGGCGTCCGTAGCTGCGTAGTTTTGGCAGGTGGGGAGTGGTTTGGTAAGGTTTGGTCCGATGAGATCCGGTAGGGCGTGGCAGGTCAGGCGAGTTAGAGCATGGACGGGTCCGGTATGGTCTGGTACGGTGCAGGAAGGTTTGGCAGGTAAGTTACGACGAGGTATGATGTGGTTCGGTAAGGTCTGGTATGGCATGGCAGGTCAGGTATGTACTGGCGTGGTCAGGCGAGGTGGGGCGTGGTACGGTATGGTTGGTTGCGGCAGGTCAGGTGTGTAACGGTCTGGTATGGTCAGGCGAGGTGGTGTAAGGTACGGTGTGGTACGCCAGTTTCGGTTTGGTTTGGTGGGGCAGGTGGGGCAGGGATGGTAGGTAGCGGTGCGGGAAGGTCAGGTTGGGTTGGTTACGGCAGGTTAGTTGAGCAGCGGTGACGGACATAAGAAGTTTGTTGGTGTCCACATCGAAGGCGTTGGCACAGTTGTTATCGACGCTTCCCGTTACAATCCTTCAACCATGCGATTACTATGATCGGCGATAAAGGCGGTAGCCTTATACGGTTCTCACAGAAGACCGATGGCATTACGCTGATCACGCCCACCGGCCAGCGCCCCGAAGCGCTTGCACTCTGCCAGCGTTACGTTGAGCGCCAGCAATATGATGGGTGCATACAGTGGATCGTGGTGGATGATGGGTGGAAGACTTCACCACTAACACCTCCGCGCGTGGACTGGAACGGACACACATACCTATACCGGATTGGTTTTATTCGCCCAACACCTGTGTATAGCTGCGGACAGAACACGCAAGCACGCAACCTGCTCGCGGCAATACCAGAGATCGAATATGACAAGATTTTGTTTTTTGAGGATGACGACTGGTACTCACCCAACTACGTAGCTGCGATGAGCAAATTGCTGGACGACCATCAGATCGTTGGCGAGATTCCGGCGCGTTACTACCACATGCCCACATGTGGCGCGCGTGTGCTTGGAAACCTTCAGCATGCGAGCCTTGCGCAGTCCGGCATCCGTAGCAGTATGCTTCCACTGCTCAAAGCGGTGTGCGAAACACACACTACCGAGTTCATTGATCTGCGTCTGTGGGAGTACGCGAAGCAGCAGAACATTTCAATGTGCCTACAGAACGGCGCGCGGCATGTTGGGATAAAAGGAATGCCGGGGCGTGAAGGGATCGGTATCGGCCACCATGCGCAAGCGGGTTGGTACACACCCGACCCCAATCAAACGACTTTACGCGCTTGGATAGGCGACGACGTGCAGTTGTACCAACCGTTTATATCTGCGAATTATGCAGGTTCTAGGGCGGTGGCTAAGTAGTTCGGTACCCGCTAATGGTTTGGTAGCAGCCAGCCTAGAAACGCAGCCAAAGCGCTTAAAACGCGAAATTTTCGTGGATTCGTTGAAAACAAAAGGCTTAGCCCTGTGACACCCACTAAAACCGAGATCTTTGGATGGTTCCACGCATGCAACCGCAGCAGCCTGGAAAAGCTGATCCGCAAGTACAGCATACGGTCGGTAATCGAGATTGGATCGTTTCTTGGATTATCGGCAGCGTGGTTCGCCGAGCGTGTGGAGCGCGTCACCTGCATTGATCCATTTGAGTGGTGGGGCGAGCCGGGTATCGGACTGAATGGGAACACAAATACCGGTAACCTGATCCGCGACTTCACCGAGCATGACGTACCCACGAAGTTCTTCAACGTGTTTAAGGCGAACATGATCGAGCGTGGTGTGTGGAGCAAGATCACACCCGTGATTGGTCATTCAGAGGATGTGTACCACCATGTGCTACCTGCCGATCTTGTGTACATCGATGGTGAGCATACGTACGAGGGCGTGGCGCGCGACATTCGCAACTACCTTCCAAAGGCAATCAAGGTGATCTGCGGCGACGATTACGTGAGCCGTGACGGATTTGGTGTAATACGCGCCGTATGCGAGTTGTTTCCCAGGCACGATGTAAACGGACCGTTTTGGAGCTTTGAGCGGTGATCAACACAATCATCTTTAGCAAAGACCGCGCCGCGCAGCTCGATCTGCTCTTGTGCAGCATCGAACGCTATGCGCAATGGTTGTGGCCACCCACGGTGTTGTACCGCTACTCGAATAACGACTATCTGGAAGGCTACCGGCTTGTATCCACGCGTCATGGTATTACGTTTACTTGGCAACTACCGCTCAAACCAATGTTGCTGAGAGCCATCGACAGGATGGTGCCGCTTACGATGATGCTTGTGGACGATAGTGTGTTCTTTCGAAAGTTCTCTGAGTTTCATGGCTTGGATGAAGGAACCACATTTGCCGCGCGCCTGGGCAGGAACTGCACTTATTGCTACCCATTGGACAAGCAGCAGCGAGTTGGTGAGTTGGACTTCGCCTACTCACTGACTATCGACGGTCATGTGTACCGCACCAGCGAGATCCGTAAGCGAATTGAAGCCGTGGACTTTGCCACCCCCAATGAGCTGGAAGACAAACTGTCGCGTGGTAAGCAACTCTGTGTTGAGTACGGCGACCATAGCTGCATTGTGAGCATCCCACATAACCGCGTGGCCGAGTTTGACAACCGCTATGAAGGTGGTAGCGCCGAGGAACTAAACCGCCGCTTCCTAGCGGGTGAATGTTTGGACCTGGATGCAATGGATTTCAGTAATGTAATTGGTGCCCACCAAGCAATACCTTACGTTTGGCGACCGCAGTGTTTCGTATCGTCACGTTAACAGGTTTCCCCGACATCTTTGCGCAGTTCGAGGCATCTGTGGATGAGTTCGAACCCAACACCCGGCGTGTGGTTGTGACAAGCCGTGGAGTGCGTCCTACGTTGCTTCATCCGAATCGTTGGATCGTAGCCCCCGGTGCCAACCCTTTCCTGTTTGCACGCAATGCGAATATCGGCATACTGAGTGCGGGCGAGGATGACGTAGTGCTGATGAATGACGACGTTCGTTTGATAACGAAACACTCGCTGCGTGAACTGGAACGAGTGGCTTACTTGCGATCTTCTATAGGTATTGTCTCACCACAGGTCGTGGGTGTTGTTGGTAACCCGCTGCAAGATGCTCGTAGTTATTGTGAGGACGCATCGATAAGCGAAGAGCGCCTGTGCTTTGTGTGCGTGTACATAAAGCGCGAAGTGATCCGCAAGGTTGGCTCATTGGATGAGCGGTTCAACGGCTACGGTGGCGACGATGACGACTACAGCCTGCGTACACAACTTTTGGGTTACGATCTGGTCGTGACCAAGAGCTGCATGGTATGCCACGGGTTTGGTTCAGAGCGTTCGTCATCCAGCTTCGCACGCACGTTAGGCACAACCAAAGAGAGCATGACGGAAATGAACGCGGCGCTGGACGCTAAGTGGCATGATGGCGTCAGCCCAATGCGCTATGCAAAAACATTGGCTTATAGGACGCGTGTATGAGTGAGCAGGTAACTGAAAACGGTTTCGTGATCACTTTCTGGAAGGGGCAGAAGCGGTATCACTGCCCGCTGTTTTGGGAAAGCGGCGCGCCTTGCATGTTCGATCACTACTCGCTGGACGAGTTGTTTGAGCACATGAAGGAGCCGCACAACCGGTTAGGTAAGGAACCAAGGAAAGCCCCGCAGCGCGTCTCACCAATTGTGGACGCGGACGGAAAGCCCATCTTCAAAGAAGTGCCCGCTGACTTGCAGCACATCCAGTTCCAAAAAGAAGAGTAATGCCCCACCTCACGAGCGCAGCGGCCCTGCACGTAGCCCGTGTGCTGCTGTACAACTACGAGTTCACTTTGATCCCAGAAGCCGACCTGCGTTGCGCTAAGATCCCCAACCTGGAAGCCAACGAGCGGTGCATTGCCATCATTGTGGACTATGTGACAAATGTTTTCGAGGTAGCCGCGTTACGCCCCGAGTTGAAGTATTGGCAGTATAGGTTATTCTCCAGCACGCCGGACGCGCACCTTGCACAGCAAGTCACAATGTTCCTGCAAAGAATGATTGCTGCGTTTGAAAAGGTGCCGCAGTATGCCCAAGAGGAAAAGAAGTTGTATGCGGCATTCGCAGCACCCGAGCAATTTGTGGAAGCCGCTGGTGTGCAGCAGATCAGCCGAGCAGCTATACAAGCACAGCGGGCAGTAATGCAGTACTTCACATTGCGTCAGATCGGTGGATTTAGCACCGACCCAGATCGTGTGGCCACAGTAGTTGATGCGGCTTTGGAAATTACACGTGCGCTTAGGGCGTTGCCGGTTGCACGTCAATGCCTTGAAGGCTTGCAGGAGAACAGGCTCACGCTTTCACAAGTTAAGGCGAAGTTCCGCGCCATTGGAGTCTGGTTGGAATATCTGTCATGTTATGAGGACCGGAACGAAGAATTGAAGTTACTAGCATAAAGGAGATCAAGATATGGCGATCACTCCTTCTCGTACCGGCGTAGCAGCATCTCGCGTTGGTGCTCTCGTTGTTCGGGTGTGAACCTGTACCCTTTTGCGTAGGTGTTTCCGAGCATGGCTTTTCGGATCTTTTCTTTGGCCGCCTCTGGCATCTTCTTACCGAGATGTGCGTCACGGATCTTGGCCTTGGTTTCTTCGGAATGGTGCCAACCGGTGACACGCTTACGCAACTTTGCCGCCGCGCTTATTTTTGCTCGTATTTCCAGAGTTCGTTCATATGTTCCTGATTTATGCCTCCCTTTGGCAACCATATCGTCAGTGTTTTGTTGGTTAGTCCCGAGAAACATATGGCTTGGGCGAACACATGGGGGGTTGTCACACTTGTGGCAAAGCAAGAGATCTTGTGGAATATCGCCATGCGTAAGCAACCACGCGACACGATGAGCAGGCCAGTGTTTCTTTTGGTATTGAACCTGACCGTATCCACCACCAGAAGTAAACTTGCCACCAGTCCATATCCAGCATCGTCCTAATTTTTGGTGAAGCACAGGACCGTTTTTATCTACACGCGCCCAGAACTTTTCAGGTGAACTATTTCGTGTTTCGATGTCGCTTTGCTTTCCTTTGTACAAGTGTTTTGGATTCACACATCCCTCTGTCTTGCAGGAGTGAAGAATAAGCGTGAATTTATCTGGTAGCGGCTTTTTGTTGTAGAGCGCCCATGCTAATCGATGAGCAAGGATGTTCGTTCCATTGTATTTGGTAAACAGCGCATGCTTGAAAGTCCAGCAGCCACTGGTCTTGATGCATGCATCCCAAAATTCTTTGGGCGTGGTTGGTAATTGTTGCGTAAACATGCCCACAGTATAACACACAAATTAAGCATTACTAGGGAGGTACTTAGCAGATCTCGGACGTCGGAACATCCCCCTTTACATTCACGAGCATCAGCCAAGTACGGTCGATCACAGGACCTACCGTCAAGCCGCACATCGTGGATATCACGACGCATGATACACCGGGTTTCTGGCGGCGCAAACTGGCCGTCCTGATCGACGCTGGTGATATCAGCTTCGAAATCAACTTCGACTCTGCCGACGCAACGCATGCGTTTGCGACCGGCATGTGGAACCAACTTGTGGGCCTGATCAAATCGGGCTTCCAAATGACCTTCCCCAACAGTGCGGGTCATTTGAAGTTTGTAGGCTACTTGGCGCAGCACGACTTCAACGTGCCAGTGGACAACGTGCTCGCGGTCAAAATCCAAGTGGCTATAACCGATAACATAACTGCCGCCACGCCGTAGAGCGGGCAGTAACCAAGAAAGGAGCTACAGTGCATTTCGCCGAGATTCGCGTTCCGGTTATGCTCGACAAGGAACGCTTCCTGATCTTCGATGCCAATGCCATGGAAGCCTACGAGGAGGCGACGGGGAAGTTTTTCCTGGATACCGTCGCCTCACTTTATGAAGCCATGCGACCGGTTGTCGAGATGCAGCAGAAAAAGCTCAAGGTCAGTAACATGCAACTCACGCGTCATATACCCGTGAAATTTTTGCGGGCGTTAGTGTGGGCGACCTGTATCGAGTACGACAAGGACGACACGCCAAGCTGGCCGTTTACGCTGAACCAAATGGGACGTGTGTTGCTGCCGCATATGATCCTGCCGGTGTTCACCGCGTTCCTAAAGGGCGCATCCGCAAATAGCCCAACGACGGCTGAACTGGGGGAATCCCAAGCTCTTCCCAAAGCGAACGGCACACAGGAGGAGCAGACCGAAGCCGACGGTGGTGGGGAACCTTCTATCGATGTGCCCGCTTCCGCTTTCGTCTAACCGAGCGGGAGATTGGGCATCTAACCCTCCGCAAGTTCCACTTATTGCTTGCGGAGTGGCACGCGGAGCAGCGTGAATGGGACCGCCGCTGCTTCCTGTTATTGCAGACGCAATGCACGAAAGAGATCGATCCCGGTGAGTTGTTTTATCGCCTGCGTACTGCGGACCACAACGAGGAAGAAGCAACGGCGAACGATATGCTGAACTTCCAGGCTGTAACAGCGGCTTTGACGCCGTATCGCGGACAATAATGGCAGATACCCTCGCAGATCTGGTTGTCCGCCTTAGCGCGGACTTCTCTGGCTCTACCTCTCAAGTCAATAGCTTCATCGCGAAGCTTGAGCAGATGGAGAGCCAGAGCGCTGCGGTATCGGATGCCGTGGACAAGATCGCAACCGCCACAAGCAACGCCGCAGCGCCATTAGCAGAGGTAGGTGAGAGCGCGGCTGCGGCTGCCGAGCAGCTTGCGTTGTTTGACGAGGCTTCACAGATCCCGTTTGAAGATGAAGCCGGGCAACTAAACCTGTTTGCGACCGAACTGGAACCAATTGCGGGCAGTGCGCAAAGCGCTGCCGAAGCAATGGAAGAATTGGCGCAAGGTGCTGCTGATGCAGGCGAGGCATCGGAGAATAGCGCGGAAGGTGTGGGCGAGGTAGGAGAACGCGCCGGTGAGGCTGGAGACGAAATTGCGGAACTTGGATTCCGCATGTTGGAGTACGTAGGCATTGTATTTGCACTGGACGCGGTTAAAGATGCCGTGGAGGAATCGTTTACTGCGTTCGCACGTGTGCAGCGTGCCACGGAAGCGTTGACCGAACTAACCGGTAGCGCAAAGGAGGCGGAAGTACGAATCGCTGCATTAGAGGAACAGGCACGTGATCAGGCACTGAGCTTCCCCGAACTGCTTACGGCGCATCAACGCTTGGCAGTGTTTATCGAGGATGGTGACCAGATCAACCGTGCGTTGCGCGCCGCTGCCGACGCCTCGCGTGTTGCGGGAACTGACTTCGGAAACGTTACCACTGGGCTTACGATGATGGCGCAGCAAGGCGTGGTCATGCGCCGCCAGTTAGGATCGCTCGCAATTAGCATGGACGACCTTGCACGGGTAATGCAGGTTAGCGTTGACGATGTGCAAAAGCAGTTCAAGGAACTGGACCAGAGCGAACGGTTGGATGTACTGACGGAAGCGCTCGATAAGCACAAAGGCGCGGCGGAAAGAACAGCGCACGACTTAGCCGGTAGTTGGCAGAACATGAAAAACGCTGCCGACGAAGCGTTTGAGGCGTCCGGTAAAGCGCTTGAAGGGCTTGCCCACAGCTTCCTTGCGCAAACGACCCAGATGATCGGCGACATAAAGGACACGATCACTTACATTCAGGATCTGGGCAAAGAGATGGGAGCGCTTAGTGATACCGGATCTGCGCTGAAAAAGGCGCTTGCGTATTCGCGCGAACTATTTGACGACGTATTTGGGTTGGGGCTGCTGAAGTATGGCGTTGACGCGCTGACAAGCTCGCAACGTGAGCAGGCGCAGGTATCGGCGAACCGCGAGATGGTTAAGAATCTCGACGAGACTTATGTTTCCGTGCATCGCATGGTAGCGCTGATGCCTGATCTCAAGAAGCAACTGGAGGATGCGAAGAAAGCCTGGGAAGGTGGTGCCACAAGCAACGAAGACTTCGCCAAAGCGCTGCGCGATGTAAATGCCGCCGCGCAGGGAATTGACCTTACCCCTCCGGCTGAAAAGGCAAAGCAGAAAAAAGGCGTTCCAGCTTCCTACGATCAACAGAAGATCGAAGTCGACGAGGAGGAGAAACACAAGCAGTCGCTGCTTAAGATCCGGCGAGAGTCTTTTGAGGAATTAGCGAAGGAGACGCACCTGAACGAAGACGAGATTGCCGCTCAGGAACGTAAGTTTAACGAGGAAGAGTTTCGCATAACCGAGGCGGCGATCCAGCGCAAACTTGCATTGCAGAAGCAGGCGAAGGAAGAAGAAAAAGACCTAACATTAAATGCGCAGCTCCAAGAGGCGCGCGATAAGAAGGCCGAGCAGGATGCACAGGTTGACAACAAACTGGCCGCGAGCAAGCGCAAGCAAAGCGACGAGAACTTCTTGTACCTGTTGCGGAATCTGGTCAAGCAAGGGGAAGAGGAGCGTAAAGAGTTTGACGAGAGGGCCAAGGCCAACATAGAGTACAGCACCAAGGTCCATGAGGACGAAACCAAGGCGCAGTCCGAAGAGATCAGCGCAAACGCCGCACATCAAACGAAACTGTTAGAAGCGATCCGCGCGAAGTCTACCGCCGAACTGGAAATCCATCGCATCACGGCGCAAGAGAAGATGGATATTGACGCTCGCATCGATGCCGCAGAAGAAACCCTGCAACGCAATGCAATAGCGCGGGAGGCAGAATTGCTCGATAAGGGCGCTGCCGACTATCTGAGCAAACGGCAGGCACTGGAGACCAAGTTACAAGAGCTGACCGATAAACGTGCGTCAAGCGAAGCCGTGCGTAGCGTGCGCGAGGAAGCCGAAGCCTATAAGGTTCTTGGCGTTGAGAGCGAAGCAGCTCTGGGCACACAGATTCGCGAAGCAGATGACGCTGTAAACCGTTTGCGCCAACTCGGCGCGTCACAAGGCGAGATCAATAGCGGTGTAGAACACCAACTTGAGCTTGAAATCAAGTTGGCCGAGTTGCAGGGACGCGACGCAACCGCGTACATCGTTGCGCTGGATAACATCAAGGAACGGCAGAAGGCGCTCGCGGATAGTGCTACGAGCCTTGGCAACGTCTACACGAACCTCCTAAAGGAAATCGACAGTGCTATGACGGGATTCTCTAATTCCGTTGCCCAGGCACTTGTTGCCGGTAAGGGATTCGAAAAAGACATCATCCGCGTGTTCCAGAACGTCGAAAAGGAGATTCTTGGAAACCTGATCAACACTGCGCTCAAGCAACTGAAGGATGCGATTGTAGGGCTTGGCGGTAGCGGTGGTGGGCTAGGTGCGCTTATTGGAGCGCTATCAGGGGGCGGAGCTGGTGGTGCGGGTGCTGCGTCTACAGCAGCTTCTACCGCTGCCGAGGCGGCAAACACCACAGCGGTGACTGCCGATACCGCAGCTACAACCGCGCTATCACCTATCATTGCCGCCCTTACGGCAGCGATCATCGCAAATACAGCGGCAGTCTCTGCGAATGCGGCCAGCGGTTTTAGCTCATTCGCCGACCTGCTTGCAGTTCCTCTCATGGCGGAAGGTGGCAATGTTCTGGAAACTGGCGCAGCGGTTGTACACGCCGGTGAAAAGATTTTCGACCCCGGCGATAGCAAACAAATGTCCAGCCTCAAGGCCATGTTCGACAGCGGTGTGATGAGTGGTGGTAAGGGAGGACCTACAGTCAATTTTGGCCACGTAGGTGTTGGCGTGACACAACGCGATATGGACAACCTGATGTCGATGACCATTCGTGCATTGCGCCGGACAGGATTCCAGGACTAATGGGCTATACCCCAATAGCGAGCAGCGGAGCACAGTTACACGTGCTGCTGGGCTATGTGAACACGGATGCCGGAATCAGCGGCACCGCGTTCACGGTAAATACGTCTGATGGGTTTTCGCTCCTGCCTACTGACGTAGGGAACATCCTGGTCATCCTGCGCCCGGTTGCCTCTGGTGGCCCATTGTGGACCACACTCGCCGGGTACAGCGGATCTACGAGCGGCACTACGGCAGACTCTTCAACTACGGTAACCGGCGTCAAGGCGGTGATCTTCCGTGAGAACACGTATTTGATTGGATCGATCAATTACCAAGGTTCGTTGCGCAACCGCCCGACGTTCAAGTTCGCCATCCACAACACATCGGTCGGGTTAACGCCTGCCGATTATGTTGGTATCCCGATCTTGGTGCGTCATAGTGTGCTGGGTGACATCTTTGGTGGAAGCATCGAGCAGGCGAAGGCGATCAACTATCCTGGTTATTCAGACCGAAACCGCATCGAGTTTGAGTGTATCGGTTGGGAGCAGGTGCTGCAAAAGCGGTTGCTCTCTTTAGTATCCACAGCAAACCCAACCCGTACGGATCAGTTTGTTGGCGACAGCCATACAACCTCGTTCTCGCTTACATCCATTCCAACCGCTGCGCCAACCGTCACCTACTATACGTGGTACGGCATACAGGCAATGCAATGGGTGAATGGCGTTGTGTACTTGCAGTTCTCGGGGTCGATACCAACCGTAGGCGCTACAGTTATTGTTTCCGAAAGCAGTGTGATCCCAGGAACAGGACCGGGCTTCAATGGCACCTTTGTGATCACGGGGCAGCCTTACTCAAACCAAGTAACCTACAGCCTTCCGACATACCCCGGTGTGCTCTCCGGCGTTGGTGGCGTCGCGTTTGACCCGGTAGCGCAGACCGTGGCGCAAACCGGAGCCGCCCCCGGAACAGCGCAATGGTATTGGGACCCGAACTCTACAACGTTGCGGCAGGACACAACACTGCGTGGTCCGCTTTCCGATACGGAAGCAATCTTCGTTCTGTACCCATACGCCGCGCAGTTGGACTTCTACAACCAGACGGCCGATCAGATCGTTGTAACCTTAGCTGAGTTGATTGCGAATGAAGGACTAACAACATCGACCGTTGTTGGTCCGCTCGTTCCTCACATTGCATTTACGCACTCCGACACGATAGCGAGCGCTTTACAGAGCGTGTGTGACTTTATCAGCGACGGAACGAACAACTATTGGGTGTATATCTCCCCACGCTTAGTGCTGACGTTTGCCGTTCAGGGCGTAACGACCACCGCTCCGTGGAACATCAGCACATCGGATGCAAGCGACGGCAATGTTCTGACCGACGTAAGCAACTTAGTGACGCGTGAGAAATATGCGAACGTTGCGCTCACGGATCTTTCGAAATCGTTGGGCACCCAACAGATCTCCGATCCAATCCCACTAAACGGAACACGCACGGTACAGGCGACCTACCCAATCGGGCAATTGCTTTCGCTCACGTATGTTGTACCGGCAATCAGCGCGAACGCTCCTATATTTGGCGGGCCAATCTTTATTCCAGGCAGCAGCACGCCACAGACCTTTGGGATCTTAGGCGACCCGACGACAGGGCATGGAAATGAGTGGTATTGGTCGTACGGTAGCGCCACGCTTACGCTGGACCCGTCCATTACGGCCTATGTTGCCGGACCGGCACGCCTTGTGGCCGTGTACCTACCGCTTACGAACAGTTTAGGAAGTTTCATCAATCAGTCCGCAATTAGCTCGCGGTATGCCATCGAGTTGGGCAGTGGTGAGTACGATCTGTATGAGTCTCTGGGCAGTGGTTCTCCTGAGCTGAATGGAACATCGGTAGCGCAGCAACTTGCGAGCTACTACTCTGCGCTCTCCAACACCGTAGAAATACAGACCTACCGTGGAGGATTGCAATCGGGGCAGGGCATTACGATCAGCCTTCCCGATATTGGAGCGGTAGGCAGTTACGTTGTGGATTCGGTTGAGATTACCGATCCGGATAATGAACTGCTCTGGCACGTGACGATGATTGCAGGCGCGGTAATTGGTGACTGGAAGACGGCGTTTCGCGTATTAGCTGGTGAACCTGCGCCTATTGGCGTATCGGTAGGTGCGGCCTCCGCGCCTGTTCCAATTGCGCAGCCCATGGCACCGGTACAATGGAGCCCCGCTTGGGTTGCCCCAGTGGCTGGCGACGCCTTGTACAAGGGTGACAGTTTTGGCGTGAACCTTGGATACATCCAGCAGCAGGACGGCTCGTTACAACCCGCGCTTACGATCAGCGGTTACCCACCGATCAGTCAAACATCGCCAACCCTGGAAGAGCCTTTCATCACGAACGTAGCCGCCGTTTCTGGTGGATCGCTTAATAGCCCATTTACGTACTCGGTTGGGGTGTGCGGAATCGACTCAAACGGGCTGCGATCAGCGGCGGTGTTCTTTACGATCTCGCTTGCTTCGGGTTCCAGTCAGAAACTTCAGATATCCGTTACATGGCCTACAGGAACAGCAAGCGGCCTGCTGTTTATCTCGAACCAGACCACGGCAGCTCCGCCACCGATACAGGCGATACCACCTGGGTATCATCAAGAGCTAACGCTTACAGGCACGACCGGATCGGTCATCTATACGCTTAGTGCTGTTGCAGGCACAAGCACGGGCGTCCCAGATCAGAGCTTCGATCATTTCGTGTTCAAGGTTTCGCGCGAGTTTGTGAGTGGTCCGTTCGCGCAAGAAGCGGCGGCAGTCACGACGAACACGATCAGCTTTGGCGCTTCGGAATTGGCGGGTGGGTTATCGGCGGGCGCGTTTGTAGGACGTGGACTTTCGAAACTGGCAAATGCAATCGCAAACACCGCCGATACACCCCTACAGGACTTTACGATTACGGGCGACGATGGTAGTGGAAACTTTACCGTAACGCCCGATCCATTGGCGGCGGGTTGTGCTGCTGGCGACCTGTTTACGTTGCGTACCGGTTCCGGTATCAGCGGCGCATCGGTAACGACCCCGATCACGGCAACCGCGACCAGTTTTACCGACCCGCTATTCGTCAATGGGTATAACAACGGGCTTACCGTGCATGGCAACGCAACAAACCTTGCGCTGGTCATTGCGGGCAAGGGCGCGTGGCAGCCTCCCGTTACGGTCTTGGACAACAGCGGAACGGTTGTTACTGTGACGCCATGGTCGATCATCCCCGACGCTACGAGCGTAATTGTGTTAGTGGAGCAGACGCCACAAGTGGTCATGCCAAGCGTCAAGATCCCATTGAGCAGTTACACGAACTGGCAAGGCCCCTGTGGTGTGATCCCAGTTCCAAACTATGCCGGTGCCGTAGTGCGTATTGAAGCCTACACAGCGAGTGTTGACGGACAGATAGGATCGCAATCCTTAGTGGCGTTCCGCGAGCAGTACATCTGGGGTACAGGCGGCACCATGCTGATAACGCAGTAAATTGCGCAGTTCTAGCGCGTTGGCTACGTTTCCAAGGGGTTGGTAATGGTTTACGCTAGCTCGCGCAAACAATGCAGCCAAAGGGCTTAAAACGCGAAATTCGGTAGTATTTGTAGTAAGTTACTGATAGCAAAAGGTTTATGAGCACGCAGGTCAGAACACGCTCTACTTACACGTTTGATACCTCCAGCGTGACGCCACCATCGCCTACAACGCTTAGTAGCGCGATGCTGGTGGGCGATACAACCGCCTCGTTCGCGTCTGGAACGCATGTCACGGTTGGCGCGTACGTAACGATCCTTGCGGAGTCAACAAACACAACTGAAACCGTTCTGGTCACTTCTCTGGTTTCTGGAACCACCTACGATGTCACGCGGGCGCAGTTGGGTACGGCCGCGAGTGCGCACAGCAACGGAGCGACGGTAAACCTTCCAGGAGCGATAGTATTCGACCTGTTAGCGAACACGGTTGTTCCGAACCAAACTGTATGGGCGCACAAGACCAGCAGCGACATAAACTTTGTGGACATCGTCGCAGGTGGCAGCAATTTCTTCCCCGGTGGCGTGACGCATCTGCTGCTGATCGACAACAGCGCTCTGTATGGGCAAACGATCATCAAGTTCCCTGCGATTGGGAACCAATTGATCGTAGCCGGTGGTGTAGGCAGCGGTGCAGGAAGTGGTGCGCCTGGACCTCCAGGGCCTCCAGGTACGAACACGCCTCCGGCACCAAACATTCTTGGCGCTACCTGCACTGTAACCTACCCAGTAAATGGGAATGCTACTAACCGCGTTCAGTTCGCAGGGAACATCACACTTCCGGTTTCCGATCCGAACTACTCGCACTTCTACGAAATAGACATTGTTGGTGTAGACCCATCGGGGAATGGGTATCTCCTGCTCAGCCTTACGAAGCCTTCCGGTGGGTGGGGCAGTTCTCCGCTGGCCTACTCTGTAGTTTCCCAGATCCTTCAACCCGCTTCTACGCAAAGCTGGACGATTTATTTTTACGTCTTCAATGAGTCTGGGAACCCGACTACCTCCGGAGCTTACTCAGTTTCCGTCACGCTAACCGCGATTGCGTTATCGGGTTTTAGCTGCTCAGAACTGAGTGCGCAGAAATGGGCAGACCTTAGCGGGGCGCTGCATGACGTGATACAGGCTTCACTCACTGTCACGCCCTCCGGGGAGTCGACGAATGTAACTTTCTGGAATGGGCAGACTGGAACAGTCACCGTCTCGGGCGGAAACACTCTTACGGTTACTGGCGGAAATTTGTTCATCGAACCCACCCAAGTAGGGTCGCAAATTCTTGTTGGAAGCGTTCTCACAACGATAGCCACTTGGATTAGTTCATCGCAGGTGACTACGACCGCAACTGGGCTGACGAACACTTCGGGCGTTTCTGTAGTCATTTTTCAATGGCTTGGATGGAACCTTGTATCGGGCTCCCAAACCATTACGTTCGGGGCGCGCGAATCCAGCATATCTAATTTATTTGCTCCGGCCGGAACAGGTAATCAGACCTGGAAGCTTTACTCCCAACCTGGAGCGATTGACGGGCAACAACCAGTTCCGATCTCGACGGCTACAGTAACCTCGACCTTCACTGCGTCGATAGGCTCGATTACCAGTTTGTCGGCGACCGAGACCAGTAAATGGCTTGACCAATCGGGCGCTGTTCATGAGGTAATTACTGCCGCAATCGGAACAAACTATCTCGGTAACGTCACGCTGTGGAATGGACAGACGGGCACCGCAACAGTCTCGGGTACAACCGTTACGGTCACCGGTGGAAACCTTTATGTTGAGGCCACTCAGGTTGGGTCACAGGTGCTTGTCGGTTCGGTTTTAACTACTATCGCCTCGTGGACAAGCCCGACTCAATTTACAACCGCCGCAGCGGGTACAAGCGGGTCAGGGGTGGCGGTTACTATCTTCCAGTGGCTCGGTTGGTGGTTGTCCACGCCAACATCTACCAGCGTCATCATTGGGCAGCAGAGCGGAAACAACTCATCGTTGTTTGCGCCCATTGGCGGCAACCAGACGTGGAAGCTTTACGGACAGTTAGGAACAATCGATGGCGCTCAACCGGTTCCGGTTCTAACTGCGTTCATCTCTTCTGGGTTTACGGCAACGGCACCGCCCGCACCGGGATCTACGGTTGCTTCGGACGCCTATATAGACGCCATCACATACACAACGACAAGCGGGGTAGCGACCACGTGGCGCTGGAACAATATGTACTGTACGGTCACGCCAACGCCGACAACCGAAACCCTGCAATTCGTTGTGCAGACCGGGCATTACAATTCTTCTGGAACGTTTGTGCCTGGAGGGGCATTTCCGCAGTCACCGGCGGCTAATAATGGTGCTGTTATTGGGCAGTTTTCGAACTACTCTGGTGGGCAACTCACTCCGCCTCCGGGGCAAACTTCAATCACGGTCAATAATAACAACCCTACCGGCACTGGCACCCTTGCTATTGCGCTTCCGACAGACGGAAATTTAATCTGGCGCGTCTATGCCTTTATCGGATCGGCACTGAACGGTGGTACCTGGACGCAGCAGAACACCTGGAGTTCGGGCGTTGGTGTGAGTACGCCGGGAACGAACCCCTATCAGGAAATCGTTTTGGACGGAACTAAAGCATCTGTGCTGTTATCGGGGCTTAGTGTCGGCGGCTCTCAGGGAATGGTGCTGGGTGTTCTTACGGTCAACGGAAACGCCTTCCTTAACCCAGGGTTTGAGAATTCGCACACAACGATAACCCCGTGGTTTGGAACAGGTGGTGTTGTTCTTAAGACGGACGGCAACGGGCATGGCAGCAGCCAGAATTATGTAGCTGTTCCTGTGAGCACGGGAGATATCCTGTATCAGGAGGTTTCGGGGGCTGCACCGGGCCAACAGTTTATTGCGTCTGTATGGATTCGTAACGATTCAGGCGTTACACGTTTCGACATCCAGCTCAACGCCTTTAACTCCTCGGGGTCCTACGTAGGCACGCCAGCGGATACAGTCGTAACCAGCGGTTTTCCCGGAGCTACGTGGAAGCAGTACAGCGTCAACGGAACAATGCCCGCAAACACTGCATTTGTTTCCCTCAATATAACAAGCCTGACGAGTGGAAGCGGAACGGGAAATATATACGTTGACGATGCGTCAATCACGCTGCTATCGAGTGGTGGTGGCATGGTCACGACGAGTTATCCAAACTCGGCTGCCGGACTGAATAACGGTAACCTTGCCCAAAGTGTCATCCCCGATCCAGGTTTTGAGTATGAAGGACCAACAGGAACGTTGCTTCCTATGGCCGGGGGAGTCGGTCCGTGGATAGGAGATGGCATAGGAGCTTTTATAAGCACTCCGGGAGACAACAGTAATTACTGTTTAGAGCTGAACGGTGCGGGTAGCGGGATCGGTGCCTATGCGATGCAGACGGTTCCGGTAGTTCCGGGACAGCCCTATTATATTTCGGCCTATGTTCTGAACAATGGTGTTACCGCCGGTGGAACACTTGCGATGTCTGTCAACATCGTGTGGTTTACCTCTTCGGGGTCAATAATCACTACAAACAGTTTTACGGTTAGCGGGTCGATCACCTCTACGTGGCAACTTGCACTGAATGGGTTTGTAACTGCGCCCTCTACTGCGGCAAACGCACGTATCCAACTGATCACCTCATCTGCATCCGCCAGCGGTATGACATGGTTTGTGGATAATGTAAATCTACAGCCCGTCATCAATCAACCTGCGAATGGGCAGAACCAGAGCACATACCCAGTGGCGCAGACTTCGGGGTACAGTGCGCTGAGTAGCTCGTCTACAACAACGTCGGCGACCGCTACCTATGGGCTGATGTACGCACAGATCGTCAATAGCAATGGTGCGATGGTACAAATGAGGAACGACAGCGGTGGAACCTATGAGTTCCTAGCGCAGTACAACTCAGGTAATTTCGCACAACTCTATACAGGTCCGTCAGCTTCTGGCATGTTAGTTATTGACTCCGGAACAGGTGCGCTGTCCGGAGTCCAATCGAATACGGGATTTATTTGTAAGGGAAGTAATGGATTCACCGGCACAATCAACTACGCGAAGGCAGGTGGGGGAAGCGGAACAATCACGGTGACGGGCGGAATCATTACAAACGTCACATAGAAGGATACGCGATGACGAACACTGAGAAGGCCCAGCACATCGATGCGTTACTAACAGCCGGAATGGATCTCCGTACGCTGATGGCAACAGCTCATGATCGATCAAACCGCCTGTTGCACGCGGCTGAGATTGCAAAAGATCATCCGCTACTGAAAGTTCAAATGTCGGACGTAGAATTCGAAGCATTCTGCCAGCACCTTACTGACGGCGGTGGAGTTCACAGCGACACGGCGGATCTAGAAGAGCTTCCGCAAACGAGTTTGCTGCATAAAACACTCCAAGCTCTTCACGACCGCAATCAACCGGAACTGTTGCGCCTGATGGTGTGCGTATTCAAATCTTGGATGAAGCAGCGTGGGGTTATTGTGCCAGCTCAAGGAGCGGTCCACATAGTCGGTGGGGAGTCAATGGAATACCGCTTGGCCAATATGGCTAAGAGAAATGAGGAGACAAAGTGAAAAAGTTGTTATTGATTGCTGCTATCTGTGGCAGTTGTATCCTGCCTGTGGTGGGGCAGTCATCAGTAGTTACGGGTCAAGTAACGGCGACGATGCGACCGCCGTATACACCATGTTCTGTGTTGCCAGTTGCGGATGGTTGTATACCGGGGATTCAAGTAGTGTGGGTTGACTTATCAGGCGATGGCCGAGGCGTTGTGACACTCATGTACACTAGCCAGGGAATGCTTCAGTCACAGAGCATGGTGGTAGATGTTAACGGGGCGGATGCGTGTATCTTTATCCTTCCGGCGGATGCAACCGGACTTGCGGTTGAGGTAACAAACCTGACGGTACGTATACGACGGCCAGCGCTGGCGCGGCAGTAGATCTGAAGGCTGGTGCATAGTAAGTCACACCAATGCACGCCGTCTCTGTCCAACGAGAGCACATTGCCGTCTGCCTTTCGGCTAGCTGCCCTTACTGCGGAAGCGTGGCGACGATTGAGAAGGAAAGTGTAGCAGGTTGCCATCACGCTGATCTGCTTCCAATGCGTGACGCGGCAGGTAATTTGTACATCGCTTTTACCGAGGATCTGGAACCGGAGCGATTGAAGAGCAGAAAAGGAGCAATCTATGGTCGGAGCACCGTACCGAAATAACGACAACGCACCGCCCAGCGAGGCGTGGACCAAGCTATATGACTACGCAGGTGGCAGCAACCTGATATACGAGGGGTTTGCGAAATCCGGTCAAGCTACGAGCGCCGCTGTATGGGCAATCAAGCAGTACACATACAGCAGCAATAACTTGACCGAAGAGGCGTGGGCCGGTGGCAGCTCCGCGCCCATTAACATTTGGGACAACCGCGCATCGCTGATATACTCCTAACCTGGAGGAGAGGAACAAACTGATGAGAAAACTACTCTTGTTGCTCGCCTTCAGCGCAATAGGTGCGTTCGCGCAGTGCGGCCCATACGCGAATCTCCTTCCTATCGGCGGTGGACGCTTTAGTTGCGTGCCCAGCACAACATTTGCCGCGCAGTTTAAGCCTTACTACGCGAACTTTAGCGGGGTTGCCACACTATCGGTAACGGCGGCAACTCACGGGCAGGGTACACAACCGTTTGGCGCGTGTTGGGATAATGCTTCTCCTGCGAACCTGATCCCGCAGACAGCAAATTATCCCACGGTATCCTCCACGGGTACGATTGTATTTGCTTGGACCGGTAACAAGACGGGTTACTGCATTATCTCTGCCTTAGGACAGGGGGCTACAGGACCTTCTGGACCAACTGTATATCCGGCTGCCGGTATTGCAGTTTCTTCCGGTAGTAGTGGACCGTGGGGCACATCGCTTACCGCTCCTACAGGCAACCTTGTCGGAACAGGGCAGGCAAATACGTTTACGACCGGCCTTCAAGACTTCAGCGCGGCATCATGGAAGATCCCAACGTCGGCGGGGTTTACTGCAACCGCGTCTAGCATGTTTGGCTATGACTCTACGGCAGGCGTACCGCATGTTTGGGCGGGCGCGGACAAAGCTTTCGGGACGGCGGCCTATAGCAACACCGGTACGAGTGGCGCTACAGTTCCAATTCTGAATGTTGCGAATACTTGGGGAGCAACGCAGATCATGACCCACTTGACTGTAGAGGGGGTTACGTCTGCGGGTGCTACCGGAACCGGAAAGTTTGTCTTCTCGGACACACCTACTTTTACTGGGCATCCTACAATCGAGGGCGTGACTTCGACTGGAGCTACCGGGACGGCCAATTTGGTTTTCTCTGCCGCTCCAACGCTGACCGGCCATCCGACAATCGAAGGCGTTACAAGTACAGGCGCAACAGGGACGGGGAACTTTGTTTTTTCTGCCTCTCCAACATTTACCGGAACTGTTACAATGCCCGCCCCGACGTTGAACAACGTCACAGGTAGCACACAGTGCCTTCACGTGAACAGCTCTGGCGTCGTAAGCGGGTCAGGATCGGATTGCGGAAGTGGAACGGGCGGCGTCACGAGTTTCAGCGGGGATGGCAGCCTTATCAGCAATACCACTTCAACCGGAGCAGTTACGGCGGCACTCGCAAATGCAGCCGCACATAGTTTCTGGGGCAATAACACTGGCAGCACCGGCGCTCCGGGGTATCATCAACCGGCATTTACTGATATTTCTGGCACTGCTGCGGCGGCTCAATTGCCATTGGCAACCACACTGGCTTTTGGCGCGGTTAAGCCAGACGGAACAACCATCACAATCTCCAGTGGCGTGATTACCGCCGTCACAGGTGGTAGCGGAACAGTTTCTACAACGGGCAGCCCTGCGAGCACCTACCTCACGGTGTTTTCTGGAGCGGCCACGATTACCGGAGCTTCGAATGCCACGCTGAACACGTCCACAGGAGCGCTTGCGGTCCAATCTGTTGCGACAGGCAGCAGCCCACCGTCGATTACTCCAGGAACGGGTGGGGCATACGGATTCGCTGAAGGAACTGCACCAAGCGTAGGCGCAGCTTCGGGCGTGGATCTGTTTTATGCAGATTCCACGCAGCATGGATTCCTTGCGAGTTTCAATAACGGGTCCTACCTGCCTTTGGTTCAAGGTCCAGCGACATCAACCACAGGCCATTTGGCACTGTGGAACTCTGGGAACGGTGGGCTGCTTCAGGATGGTGGAGCGATTCCGTCTTGTACAAACGATGGAGCGCACGCGCTTACGTACCCCTCTGGGTCGCTTTCATGCACTCCGATTACTGGAGGCGGTGGCGGATCGGCGGCGGTTCTCACTTCGGTAGCCTTCAATAGCACTCCGACGTTCGTGGTTGCGGCCAATAGCACACCTCAGGTCTTCAGCTTCGGCGCTCTCACGGGCAACGTCACAGCAAGCACCCTCACTACCTCAAGCGCTACAGCGGGCGAGATGGTGGCGTTTATTGTGCCACAGGATGTTACCGGAGGAAGGCAGTTCGCATGGCCGTCCAACGTCACAAATCCGGTCACGGTGTCTCCCACAGCTTCGGGCAAGACTATCCAGTACGGCGTGTGGGACGGATCGAATGTGGTCGGGAACTTTGCGGTAACGACCGATACATTCGTGAGCTTCCCTACTGCTGCCGCACCAGCGACTCCTGCAAGTGGATCGATTTCCTACTGGCACGATTCGACAGACCTTGATGCCGAATGGAAGAACGCGAGTGGTTCGGTTTTCAAGGGGTTTCTGACCGGAGCGGATTGCAACCCCGTAACGGGCGTCTGCACTAAGACCAACGGGACATCATTTTCGGGACTCGCCACGTTAGCTGGGGTAGCAGCGGGCGACATTGCGTACTACAACGGTTCTTCGTGGGTCCGCTTGGCTGGCAACGCAAGCGGCACGAACTATTTGCAGGAGAACGCTTCTGGCGTGCCCTCATGGGCGGCGGGTTCATCCAGCATCGCGTGGAACTCGATCAGCAACGCCACGGGGAACCTCAGTCTGTCGAACGGAACGAACACCACTACGTTCAACCACACTTCCGGGGTTGCGTGGCTCTGGGCGAACACCACGGCGGCAACCAGCGGGGCTTCGCAAAGCAGCCCGATTTGGGAACTTGAGGGCACCGAATGGCACTCCGCTGCTTCGACCCCTGGTGGGGCTACGATTCAATTTGTTCCTGGCACGGGCACCGATGCCGCGAGCACTCTCACCATCTCACATGCTGGGACCGCAACGGGCACGATGACTACGAGCTTTCCCGGACCGATCTCAGCGGCGGGAGACGGAGTTCATCCCGGTGTGGATCAGTTCGTCGGCAATACGACGGCCCCGTCTTTGCCATCCAATACATTCAGCCTGATCGGTCCGAATGCGGCGACCTTTACAGCGTATGGGCTCCAATTCCCAACGACCAATCCAGCGGCGAATCAGGTCCTTGCGGTCGGCGCACCGAGCAGCGGGGTGGCGCAGATTTCGTACATCAGCAATGCGCTGACAATAAATGGAGCGGCAATCGCCCTTGGTGCATCAGGAAATGCCAACTGGGTCACGGGTGCTATCACAACCCTCCACGTAGCCCAATTCACTGGCACTAGCGGCGAACTTCAGGACGGCGGGGTGCTTGGTACAGCGGCAGCGGCAGCGACAGCTTCAGCCTGTAGCGGGCAGTTGTCCCTTGGCTGGACCTCGGGAAGCAACAATTGTTCGGCGACTCCTACGCTCGGGGCTTCGGGCACCTTGGGCAGCGTGACAATGGGGAATGCCACGAGTGGATTGCTGACATTGGAGCCCGCTACCGGAGCGATCACTAGCTATACTCTGCAATTCCCGGTGGCTCAACCCACGAGTGGCAATACGTTCATTTCATGTACAGCAGCAAACCCATCAGTGTGTACTTTTACTGCGGGAGGTGGTGGATCAATAACTGGTAGTGGGCTTACCGCATATGATGTATACTATGTAAGTTCAAGTGGCCTAGCTCTCGCGGAAGCAAATGCCTCCTCTACTACTCCTGCTGTGTGTGTAGCAAGTTCTAACACCGTCTGCATCACCAATGGCACAGTGACAAATGGCTCATGGACGTGGACGGCGGGACAGATTCTCTATCTATCAGATTCCAGCAGTGGGGCACTCACATCTACCGAGCCATCTACCAGTGGACATTACGTACAGCGCGTTGCAGTTGCCTTGTCTGCAACCCAAATTCTAGTCATGCCTTCGCTCGATGTCGGAGGAATTCAATGAGGATTAATCGTTGGTGCGTTCTGCTCATCTGTTATGTTGCCCAAGCACAAACTTGGGCAACATGGGATGGGTACACTGCTGGTGCTGCAACCGAACCGACCTTCACCGAAATCCAAGGGAAGCGCGGCAATCTAGTTTCGAGTGGCACAACCACCAATGTCACTTTGACTTCAGCTCCGACTAGTGGCAACGCTGTAATCTGCCGTGTCTATTCAGAATCTGGGTCTTTGACCGTTTCGACGGTGAAGGATGGAGCCGGAACACCGAACAGTTACACTGTGAGTCCTAGTTCTCCATCAAGCGGTGGGATCTCGGGAGCGCGTATATCGCTTGCATATTTACTCAATGTTCCATCTGGGGCTAACGCCACAATCACAGCCACGTATTCCGGAACGATTACAGCCAATGCCGGGATTGCGTGCAGTGAGTTCCACCGATCATCCGGAACATGGGTTTTCGATGTTGATGCAGTAAATTTCAGTTCCTCCGCAGTCACCACAGTCACGACGCCATCCATTAGTCCGGCGCTAACTGGAGAATTAGTCTATGGTGCCGCGCAAGTTACGGGTGGCCAGTATTTTCTCACTTCTGGTCCCCAATCTCCATGGACTCAGGACCCGGCCGGACCAGATAGTACGGTAGGCCACTTCAATGGAGCGTACATTCTAGCATCGTCAGGTTCGCCTGCTATGAACATGAACATATCCGGCGGTAGTTCCGCCTATAACGCGATCTCGATGGCGGTGAAGTGATGCGATTGGTACTCACCCTATTACTCACGTCTGTCCTACTCTTAGCGCAGAACGTCTCGAAGATGAACGGTGTTACGATTGGTGCGTCAACTGGGAATTATAATTCCTGGAATGGACTTCTTTTCCCTGGTGCATCCGGACCAAACTCTTTTGGTAGTTCCCCCACCCAGACTGGAAGCTGCTTTTTTAATTCGTCAAATACCACCAGTTGTAATATCAGCCTTGGATCATCCGTAACTGCCGGGGATGCGGATTTAATAGGGTGCTATTTCGCTAACGGAAACTCAGTCCCGGCAGCGGCAATCTCCAGTGTCAATATCAGCGGGACATTACTACCGCTTGTCGGCGCGAGCACCGGATCATACCCGAGCGCTGCTAATACTCAAGCATCATGGATGTACATCCTTCCATCGACTAGCGGCTCTCAGGCATCTCCGGTCACAGTCAATTTCAATCAACCCCTCGGGGAAGGTTGGTGCTACTTTGCTGAATACCACCCAAGTTCAAATGGCTCACTGGTTGGACTAGATATCGATGCAGGCTATCAGCCCAGCACGGCCTCTACCAGCCTTACAAATATTAGCCCGACTTTGTCGGCAACAAATGACGCCGGATTACAAGGATATATGAGCGTGAGCGGGTATGTGCTCGCTACCGCCGTCTCGTCTCCTTATTCCACCTACTCATTTTTGGGCGTAAGCGGGAACGGTACCGGCTTTGGAACCTCAACGCCTGTTAGTGGTATCGGACCAACATGGACTGCTGCATCTTCGATTGTTCCGTTACTATCAGCGGCTTACTTTGGCTGGAATCCATCTGCCTGTGTCGAAGAGTCTTTCAACGACTTCACGGGCGGATCTGGAGTCGTGACGACCTCTCAATTGGTATCGAGTCATCATGGTTACCAGGGAGGATTTTGGAATGTCTCGCAGGTAACGCATCTGTCGTATGACTCGGTAGGGGCATTCGAGTTGCAGAATTCCACTGGCCGTACGTGCGGTGATGGGGGAACATACCCAACAGGAGCGCCAAATAGTGGACTTAAGCTCGGCCTTGTATCGACCGGTGTGCTTGGTATTGACCAAGCTGTTTACTATTGGGGCTACAACAATCTGGCCGTGGTTGCTGGCGGGCAATGGTATATGCAGACTTTTCCTCCGACCGATGTCACGGCGGTAGACTGTAATGCCTTGTACGGGTCGCAAGCTCACGACTTTAGTTCGAATAATTGCTACGGAGACGGCACACGTCGAACTCTTAACTTGGAGGCCGGTTCGGGCAATGCGCCGCAAGCTAAGATCTCAGATTACAAAGCTACATCGGTATCCGCTTCTGTTTCAAGCGGGACTATCACCTTCACGGGTACCTTCACTGCTTCCCAATGGCCAACGAGCGCAGTTATTGTTCCATCTGGCTGTACAGGTGGTAGCGGGATAAATTTAGTTCAGTTCACAATCCTCACCTCCAGTTCTACGACCATAACCGCGAACGCAGGTTCCGCAAGCGGGAGCGCGACTGGATGCCAACTGAACCAATGGACATGGCAGCAACAGATCTTCACGTCGATTGCTGGATACGATGCTACGGTGTCCGGGACCGTCGCCGGATCGACGGTTACGTTTACTTTCAGCTTCACTGGAGTTACGGGGGTAAGCGCGTCAGTTGGGTCAGGGCTGGCTGCTTTCACCGGTACTTTCACAGCATCCCAATGGGCCACGAACACATTGTTCACCGTGAGCGGATGCTCCGGAGGGAGCGGATGGAATGGCACGGTATTCAGCGTGCTCACTCCAAGTGCGACTACGCTTACTGCTCTGGCTGGTTCCGCGACTGGTTCCCCCACGGGCTGCACGCTCACTGCTAAGGTAAATCCTGCCCAGTGGCCTGTTGGGACTCCGTTCTCGGTCTCTGGTGGCTCAGGGGGTACTAATTACAATCTCAGCCTTTTTTACGTGACAGGTTCTACGGCATCAACACTTACCGCTTCCACAACGGCTTGGACATGCAGTGGTTCGGGCTGTACTCCAGCCCAAGGGACGGTGAGCGGTTCCTATTCCGGAGGAACGTTGACCGGCCAGCATGTTCTCCAAATCTCGAATGCCCCAAACAACATAACCGGCATCCAATGGGCAGCGTCAAATGGAAATGACTTCCCGGCGCGATGGGACGTTGGGAATGCCCAATCCTCGGGCACTTGGACTGGTGGATATTATGCCTACTGGGGAAGCTATGATCATGCGTTTAACTCGACTGCGATAAAGCAATGATGAAGATTATATATCTATTTTTCTTCACTTGGGCTGCATTCGGATCTTGTTCCGGCTCCATCCCGAACTGGACTAGCAGTCCTGATCAGGCAAGCGTGACAACGTGTTGGAATAACGCTGTCGCGGCTGGTGGCACTCAGACGATCACTCTTCCCCAAGGAGCGGCGACATGGAGTTCGACATGGGCAGGCAATTCCACTACGTCCTCGATTACCATAATCGGAGCCACCACCGTGACTTTCAGTGGAGTCGCTGGACAAAGTGGATATTCGGCGGTTTGGGGTGACAACTCTGGCTCCTGTTCAAGTGTAGGGACCTGCATCACTGGAACAGTGGATAATGTCTTTGCTCCACAAGCCAGCAATAATGCTCTAGTTCGCCTGACCGGAATAACCTTCATCAATTCGGATTCTGGCACCTCCCATGGAATTCTCGGCCTGAGCGGAACGCATCTGCAAACTAATTATAGGATAGACCATTGCCATTTTTACATGAGCCCTCTCGCCCTTACCATGTTTGGCTACAACGGTGGGGGATTAATTGACCATAACCAGTTTGACGATACAAGTACTGGAGGTGGTGGCCCCATAGCGATTGGAGGAGACTTAACAAGTGCTGGTTACTTGAACTGGCAGGATGTGGCCAGTTTAGGAACCGCTCAAGGTTGGGTAATCGAGCAAAATATCATCAACCTGACTGGCCCCACAGATGGCGTGGTCGATAGCTATTATGGGGCGAAAGTGACCTTTCGATTCAACAATGTTATAGCGACCAATAATTTGCAGAATGGTATCGGCTGGAATCACGGAACTGACTCGGGAGGATATAGGTCCACGGTGCTGGACGAGATATATGGTAACTATTTCGCCAACAATACCGGATCTGCATCAGAAATAGGTAATTCGCGCGGAGGCACAGTATTGTACTGGGCAAATACCCACGTAGGCAATGCGGCTTGGACAACGTTTTTGCTTCAATATTTCCGATGCCTGGGACAGCAATACAGTTATCCTTGGGGATCGGTGTGCAACAATCCAGGAAATAATCCGGCGGCTAATTTGGCGATTAATTGGACGCCAGTATCTGCTGTGGACACGAGTGCTGGTTCACAGGAAGTCACAGCAAACGCGGGCGACTTTGTAGCAACTCACTTATATGGCGCAAACGCTTTAGTTGGTCCGTTAAGCAACAACAGCGGACACTATAACTATCTGTTGACAAATGGTCCTAAGACTTGCGGAACATATCCAGGAACATGGAATCAGACGTTTCCGTTTGGTACCACAACCGATAGTGCGAGTTGTGTTTGGATGATCGTTGGCGGGAATATCTCGGCCTCACCGGCTCCGGGAACAGCCGCAGGGTTCTGCGCCGCAAATCCTGATATCTCTTGTTCGGCGAACGCGACATGTTCTGCTATACAGGGTGGTGATACGTGCAGCGCCTATTTCGATTCGCAATCTGGCGTGTGCTTTTACCGCGACATGCCGGGTTGCGCTCACAATCAGACAGCAAGTCCGAATTATGAATGGCTCAATAGTGGCGCACAAGCCCCGGCTCAGATATTCACAACGAACACTCAGACTTCGACGCTGATAGCGCAGAACTCAAATTATTACGACTACACCGGGACCTTCACCGGGGTATCGGGCGTTGGAAGCGGAACGCTGGCGAGTCGCCCATCAACATGCACAACCGGAGTGGCGTATTGGGCGACAGATCAAGGCAGTTGGAATCAAAGCGGTAGCGGTAGTCAAGGCATTCTTTACCAGTGTTCATCGACTAACACATGGAGTACCTACTATACTCCGTACACCTATCCCGATCCACTAGAGGGGTCGTCGCCAACCTCCTCTGTCCAAGGTGTTACGTTGAATGGAGTAACCAAGAAATGAGACTCGCATCCATCTTCCTCTTCGCGGCTCTGGCCTATGGGCAGACATGGCCTGCTGGAATCCGGTTCCCGAAAGGTACGAGCCTGCCAAGCTCGCAGCCAGCAGCGGGCATCACGGTAACGAGCAAGAGTTGTGGGGGGAACACCGATGGCTGCACCACGGCAGCGGTCGATACCACAGGTGTCACGGGCATAATCTGTGTAGATTCGGTCTACACAGGTGGACCGGGATTCGGGTTCACAGACAGCAAGGGTAACTCGTGGACGAAGCTGACCACGTACACCGCTACGGCAGCGCACGATCAGATGAGCCTATACTACTGCGGCAGCCCCACAGTAGGGACCGGCCATACGTTTGGAGACACTGGCACAGGCTCCTATGCAGGCGTCGGTTGCCTTCTGCTGAAAGGCTCCAATTCAACTCTCTACGTGCCTTCGAGCGACCGAGGGCAGACGGATGCCTTGTTCTCCGGGACTGGCCCGATTCAACCGGGAGCGTTCTCGGTGCCCGGACTGGACATCGATATCGCTGTGATGAATGTGTCGTTTGGCTTCCCGACGACGGGCAGCGCGCCGGGGTACACCGTGGCTGAAACGCAGAATAGCGTTACTTCTGAGGGCTTCGTACTGGCCTATCAGATTCCTGGTACGACAACGAGCCTGAATCCGGCATGGACGCCGAGCGCCACGGGATATTATGCCTTGGCCTCGGCAACGTTCGCACACCAATAATGAAGGAGGTGATGCAAATTGACCAACAAATTCCGAGCACTACACTTCCGGGACCGCCGCTTTGTTGCCCTATTGGGGACACTTGTGTTGGCCTTCCCGCTTGTTTTAGTCGCTCAGATCAATCCGCACCCCGGCGTGGCAAGGTGGCGGAGTGAATAAGACCACGCAATTTACCAGATTGTATCGTCGTAGTCGCGAGGAACGTATTCGGCACAGGTGAGCCAAATTATGAAGCGTCTCCAGATTCTTTTCATGCTGTCGATTATACCCCTTGCGGCGCAGACGTGGACAACGGTCACACCGGGAGGGGCCGCGCTCTACGCCAACGGATTTGAGAACAAGCTCCTCTGGGACAGCACCAACAGCGAGCTTCTGTACCTCGGGCACCCCACGAGCATTTCGACAATCTACAGTTCAGCGATCTACGGATATTCGACCCAGACGCACAACTTCACGCAGCGAGTGAACAACGGCGCATCAGTCGAACTCTGCACATGGCAAGGAGGCGGCCCGTTCGACCCTGAACTTGCGCACTACAATGGATACTTCACATACGACACGACGCACAGCCAAGCGATTCTGACGGCCCCTCTCTGCAATACACATTTTTACGGGTACACGTACTTTTACAAGTCCGCGACCATGAACATGGGAACGGAACTTGGGAAAAGCCCTGTTAGCCCTACAGGCGATGGCACCCTGAACGCGAGCTTCAATTCCAACTATACAAATATGGACTGGATCAGCGGATACGGTAAGGCGATTGTCTGCTGCATTAATCAAGGCTCCGCGCTTCGCATGGTTGAATTCGACGGGGTGAGCACATTCAGCGATATCACATCCAGCGTGACAGGAACACTTCCTCCGGCTCCCCTCACAGCGATGGCAACGGTCACGGACGGAACATATCTGTACATCGTCGGCGGCTGCAATGGGAACACTCCGGGGAACTTCGGGGTGAACGCTTGTGCGGCGAACTCCGGGACACCGCTGAATGACATCTATCGGTACGATCCTGTGGCTAAGTCATTCACCAAGATTGCTCCAGTCGGTGGCGTGAAACCGCCAAGCACGAACAGTTCATTTCCATTCGTCTATTACGATTCGACGCGTGGACGCATCGTCTGGTATGGCGCGGGAGGAACGAATGACCTGTGGTGGTATACGATCCTTACGAACACTTGGACGAACGTAACCACATCAGGTGGATTCACCATTCCAACGAGCGGCACCGTGGGGCCGGATGGCAACCAAGCGGCCTATGACCCCGTGCATGATGTCGGGGTGTTCATTTATCCGGTGGCGGGCGGCGGATCGGCTCCCGGTGTTTGGCAACTGACGTTTCCATATACCACCACGCTCACGGTTTCGGAGGCGATTTACACGGGCGGGTATGCCGGGACAAATCGGACTAATGAGCCTGTTCAAATGGGAGTGGCTTTCCCGGACGGTGCGAACGTCAACGGGTGCAACCAGCTTCAAATTTCGAGCGGATCAAGCATCTACCAGTTCGAAAAGCCGATGACTTGGCCTGATGGGAACGCCAAGTGGTGCAAGATGTCGGCGGTGATTCCCTCTCTGACTGGGGGAAGCACAGCGAGCGTGACGGTGACGACCGGCGGTACAGGCAATTCAGGTGGCTCGAACCTTGCCACGAATAACCAGCAATGTTCTGGGTCATCCAATTCAGACTACATCTGCGTCAATACAGGTGCCGCGAAGTTCCAGTTTAAGAAGACGAACTTTGATGGTTTCGATTCGGTGGTGATCGGCGCGACAACCTTGGTAAGCGCTGGAACAAGCAAAGGGTTTGTCGTTTATGGCCCAACACCGACCGCAACGTATCCGGGTAACGTGACCTGCTCTCCAACATCGGGCGGTACGGATTGCTCTGTGGCGACCGGCACGCAGTACACAAGCGCCAATGATTCTACTTCCACCGTATCGATTGTTGAGAACGGCCCCGCAGCGGCAATGCTCAAAGCCACATGGACTTTTACGGATGGCTCCAGCCACACGTACATGGGCGGCACGGCCTATATCTATTGCTATTATAACGAGACGTACTGCCGGATTCTTCCGGTCCTTCGGAATGCCTTCTACGGCTCTGGCGCAGTGGCAGCCACAGCGTACAAAGGATTGCAGGGATTCGAACTTCAGGTGGCTCTTCAACTCACATCGGGGAACATCGCTATCGCCAATCACACCGGAACGCCAACCACGGCCAGCATGACAACCTCGGACGATCTCGATATCTACCAGGGGTACAACTCGACGATGCAGGCGGAAGAAACCGCCAATCCATGGACAACGGATCAAGGTTACGTGATTCGCAAGAACGGCGGCACAACGGGCCTGACCGGCACGACTTCGGGTACGGCAGCCCAGACGCCGGAGGGGTGGGCGAACCTCGATTCCTCGGGCTCCGGTGTCGAAATAGGGCAGTTCTGGTTTGGTCCGCAGGGGAGCAAGAGCCTCGAATTCACGGGCAGTGGAAGCACCATCATTGCGAAGCTTGGCATCCTGGCACCACAGAATAGCAAGCCCTACTATCACGAGTACCCTGCATGGCTGACTGAGAATCCGCGTGGTGTTTGGTTGGAGTTTCACACCTCAGCGATCTCGTCTCCATCTACGGACTTCAACAAGTTCCAGAGCTTTTTGGTTGCGCGACAGGCTGTGGCGGATTACAATGCCGCGAATGTCTTCCCATCCACCATCCTCACGGCCACGCAGGAAGATACATTCGAGACCACCAACTACACCAGCGCATCACCGGCCACTATCCCATCTGGGAACGCTTGGGCCACAGGCAATGTGACGAACGGAACGGATACAGCCTGTCCAGGAACAGCAACCTGCCCGAGCACAACGAATGCTTTTTCGTGGGAACTGGAAAATGACTATCGCTACGATTACATGCTGACGTTCCTTCAGCGGGGATGGGCGGCGCGGTTCCTGGAAGCCTATAGTTGGTACAACTACTACGGAGAATATGGCGCACCACACAGTGACGGATTCTATTGGTACAACCATTGGGATTCCTCATTCACGGAAGTCACAGGGTTCGGTCAACCCAAAGTCACAGCGAACGGATCTAATGCTAATGCCACCCTCGGGATTCACGGAACGGGAGCCTGTTGCCAGTTCGCAGGATATACAAACTGGTTCAATCAAGAGCACGCTCACCGTTGGGGCATGGGGATGTTCTGCGATCTTTCAGGTGAGCAGTTCTGCACAGATGCATGGGTGAATGAGGAGTACAACTGGTATCTGTCGCTCAACACCTATCAGGACGGCGGATATGCGGCATCCGAAACCGCGACATTCGTCAACGGCTCCTCAACCATCACGCGGACATGCTGTTCGAGTTGGGACGCAACAATTATCGGACAGGTGATTTTGGCCGGGACAAGTCCTAACCTTACACCGTACAAGGTCACG